CTCAAATTTTCGATACGGCAAGCCTAGCTCTTTGAACGTATCTTGTATTTTTTGCTCGGCAGCAAGGTCCTTTTTTGCCGTATATAGTTCGACTTGAAAGTTTTCAATAGACACATAGTTGATATTGTCGGCGACCATATCATTTGAAGAGGCGAATTGATAGGTGATGAATGGTGGCGTAACAGGACTAGAAAATGAACCGTATGCAACCGGGTAGCCAAGAGATTTCAGCGCTTGGTAAAGCTCAGCTTGTGTCATTAACCACCATTCCTTATGATTTGCTTGATTTCTTCGTCAAGGTTAGCCACATGTTTGTCGTATGCCGGCCTTAGATGCGGATATGCTCGAACACGACCGCCATTGACTTTGGCGTGACCAAATTCGAGAAGATGGACACGACGATAGTGTTTTTTATTCCATACGATGCGCTTGGTTGTTCCATATCCATCATCTCTCGTAATCCCGAAACTATTGGCATATTCACCAGTTCGTTTGGGAGCGAGTGCTTTAGTTTCCCGTAACACCTTACGTGCCGTGTTGTCTACCTTCTTTCGAACACCTTCGGCCACATCGTCTGTATATTCCTTGATTGCTTGCACCAACTCATCGGATAGACGTTGAATCGGAATTCTAGACACCTGACTCCACCCTTTCTGTTGCAATAATGGTCAGCGTTTTTCTGTCCTCGTTGTCATTTAGAACACTTTTGATATCAAATAGGCGATCTTGAAAAACAACCCTCATATTTTCATGAATACCGGGTGTAAACCGGATGATAAAACGGTAGGTTCGCTCTGCTTGAATGGAGGCGGCAGCCAAATATTCTCTTCCGCTTACGGTCTTAATTGCCGCCCAACACTCTCGCACCGGCTGCCAATCCTCTATTTGCTGACCAATTTCATCTTCTGTGACGACTAATTGCAACAACGAAATTCGGTGACGGAATAAACCTGGATTCATACCACTTCACCGCCGTAAGTCAATTGCGTAAGAATACTATTAATAATAGGGCGAATTCGTTCACTTTCTTTTCCAATCATCTCACGATTTTCATACCAATCAGCAATGAGCGTCATGCAGAATAGCTTAGCTAGATTATTAGTTCCCTTAAATTCAATGCCTGTCGCATTTTTTAAATATTCTTCTGCCGCACCGATTAGCGTTGTGAGCAATGCGTCATCCTCGCTGAAATCAATCCTTAACCATTGTTTTACCTCTCCTAAAGAAACGATCATCCTTCCACCTTCGTTTCTTTAGACCTTTTTACTTCCTCCACGTATCCGAATCGAACCAGTTTTTCAGCTAGTGCTTTTGAAAGTTCGGCTTTATCTCCTGCTTTCAAATTGTATCCAACCCCCACACAGTCCACTAGCACCTTTACTTTCATGGTTTCACCCCTTTACATAAGCAAGAGGGAGAAATCCCTCCTGCTATACTAACGTTACTTCTCCGTAAATAAATGCTTCGTTATCGCGTATCTTCACCTCTTCACGTTCAATCGCACGCCATAAGGTAACATCTGTTTCAAAGGCATCCATGGCAACATTTGAGGATAAGATTTCTGTACCTTGTCGTTCGAACATCACGATACTTTCTTTTAGATCACCAATAATAATAGGTGCTTTCGTGCCTGTTGTGGTATCACTTGGTAGGTCTTTATTGGATACCATTACAATCGGTACACCGAATAGTTGCTTACCAGTTGGCGAAGAAACGGACGGTTGCAATAAGTAATTACCGTTTGCATCTTTCAATGTATCGAGCCAGTTGAATCCATCTTGGTTTGTCACGATGCTGGACGTGTATCGGAATACCGGATCCAACTGAATGTTCAAGGCTGCTTTGATGTCATCTGCATCCGCAATAGCCGTTTTCGCTTTCGTTCCAAGAACAGAAAGAATAAGTTTGTTACGAGTGACGCGCGATTCATCACCAATCCAGCGCACCAATGTGTTCACAATCGCTTCATTGCTATCTTTCAGCAACTCGTTTGTCACACGGAAAAAGCCGGCGTACTTTTTCACGCTGTAATTGAGTACGGTGAATTGAGGGGTAGCTTTTTCTGAAATAGTTCCCCCTTCTTGTACTTCAACAAATCCAGTCTGTTGGGAACGCTTTTTGAATACGCGAGAGCCAGTCAACGTTGTCACAGGTTCCAATGTGATTAAATTCTGTAAAGCATCTTTTCTTTCCCGAAGTTCATTAATCCGTGTCTGAATGTCCTGTGGAACAGTATATCCGCCATCTTGACCGCTTCCCTCGCTCATAGCGTTTCGGAATTTGGTGCGAATGTGATTCACAAATACTTCTACCTCGTTTTCTTTTACTTGTACCGTCGATTTTAATGGTTCCTTATTCTCAATGTTCTCTTTTTCCTGTTCGTACAAATCCTTGGCAATATCAAACTTTTCCTGCAGCGCAACAATTTCCTCTTTCAGTTTTTTCGCTTCCTCAATTTTGTTTTCAGCCAACAATTTGCGTGCATCTTCCTTTTTGTTGTTGATTTGCTCAAGTAACTCTCGTAATTCTTTAGGCATACTGAATTCCTCCTTTGGTTTTTCAGAAATAAAAAAGAACTAGATGAAGTCTAGTTCTAATAACAGCCTTTCTTTTTCGTCTTGCTCTCTTTGTTTATTAAGCAATTCCACCGCGTGAAGGATGGATTGATTCGCACTGTTCACGACAGCTAGGCGATTGAAAGCGAATTGATTCATATTTGTGACATCTAACGGTTGATCTTGATACAAGATACCGTCGGCAAATCCTTCTTTTACTGCAACATTCGCGCTCATCCATGTCTCATCGTCCATCATCTGCGAGATTTTGCTGTGAGAACGCCCTGTTTTTAAGGCGTAGGCATTCACGATGGATTCTTTAATGGTGTCAAGGATATCAGCAACCTTCCTTAAGTCATGCATATTGCCGTATGCGGTCGTCAGTGGATTATGAATCATCATCACCGCCATCGGGCTCATAAGTACCTCGTCGCCTGCCATCGCAATGACAGATGCCGCGCTCATCGCCTTACTGTCGATTTTGATGGTGACTTTCCCATCGTGTTCTTTTAGCGCGTTGTAAATGCCGGCCGCCGCGAATACACTGCCACCGTAACTGTCAATCCATACTGTAATATCCTTCCCTTTAAACTGGTTCAATTCTTCCCTAAATGCGTTAGGCGCTGTCGCCTTTTCCCCAAACCACTCATAAATCCAAATTTCATCATCATCAACAATGTCACCTTCGATGCGCAGTTCTACACTTTCCGGTTCGGTTTCGGTCGCTTGATTGATGATGAACTTCCAGAACGACATTAGCCCTCACCTCCTTTCACTCCATAGTTAGCACCAAGCATACTTAACGGAATGTAGTTTCCATTGGCCATTAACACATCACCGTAATCATCAGCAGGCATGTCCAAGTAGTCCCTTGCTTCGTTCGGTTTCATGATCCCGTTTTGAACCGCCGTCGATAAACTATCCATCTGTGTTTTAATGTCAGCCCGTAAGATAACATTGACATTAAACTTAAAAAAGTAGCCCTGGTTAATCAGTTGGCTACTCAAAATCTTATATGTGATTTCTTCTTCATACTGCTTAAGGATATAAAGTAGCGTATCAACGTAAAAAGCCAAGTTCTGCGCCTCTGCACTTGCATAACTGGACTTCTCATAATCATTGATTTGACTAGGTTTGATTCCAAAGGCCGCTGCGATTTGTAAGGCGGTGTATTTTTTCAGTTCGAAAAACTGACTGTCGGTTAATTTTATATCTAAGGGAACGAGCTTCATTCCTAACGGAACAGGAATGATTTTTCCTGCATTTTTGGATCCGTTCGCAAATTCCTCAAATCCCTTTACAAGTCTATCTTTGGCCTCCTTGTTTAAGTCCCCTGTGTATTCTAATACGGCCTTACCGGTGAGCCCTGTCTTGTAAAGATTATTCATGAATTTTTGACTTTCTAGGCTTCCTTCTACGGTATTCTTTAAAATATCTTTCACAGGCATTCCAACAATTCCATCGAACGTTGTCGAGGTTTTAAAATGCATGACCTCATCGCTATTGAAGGTATAAATTTTCCTTGTGTAACGATCGGTATATTTGTACCATACCTTCCCTTTCGTACCTAGGATACCTTCATCATCAATCACAATCGTGGTTTCCTGGCTTGGCATAATCCACAAATCCTTCAATTGTGGTCCGGTGAACCGACACCACACATAAGCGTTGCCGTAGTGATTGCGATTCATCTCCACCGTTGACCAAAACGTGGTACTTGTCATATACGGATTCGGCCTCAATTTCAAAAGGTTATACATCTCCGTTTTGTCGCTTTTCACAATACCTCTTTCTGTATCCTGGTACATTTTCAATGGCAACTTTCCTAAACTCTCCGCTAAAATCTTCAAGCAAGCAAAATAGGTCGCCTCGGATAGCTTGTCTTTCGGTGTGTCCGGATCAATCCCTAACCACTCCAGTAACTTCGGATTCATCATATCTACTGTTTCGTTTTTAAAAATCCGTTTCAGCCATCGCAACATCTTCTCACCTCCTTACCATCCCATCATTTCTAAGTACTCCTCTGTAACCTCAGTGATATCAATCGAGTCATTTCGTAACATCGCCCGCACATGTGCGTTAATAGCAGCCGCAATGGGGTCAATACGTTCGGATGATTTGCTTTTATCAAGCATAATGTTTTCATTCGCATCCTGCCTTGTAACAGCGTTAGAAATTGCCCAAGTCAAGACAGGATTGTTATTGTGAATCACATTTCCTTGATAGACTTGCTCACGAAAATCCTTTGTTGCCCCACCTAATGTCTGAATCCCTTGACGAATCTCGACCACCGTATATCCTTCTGCTTCCATGTCTTGCATGAATTGTGTTGCGTTCCACGGATCAGCACATATTTCCCTTATTTTCACCTTGTATCGTTGTTCAAAGTTCTTGATATACGACTTGATAAAGTTATAATCGACTACTGCTCCCGGTGTTGTTGTAATCCATCCTTGTTCAAACCATAGGTCATACGGTACTTTATCCGTTCTTCTTTTTTGACTCAGTGTATCTTCTGGCATAAAACTATGACTCAAAATGATGTATTTCCCATCTTTTTTAAATTCAAAATCAACACTTGTAAGGTCGATTTTCGAGGATAAGTCCACACCAACAGTACATTCAAGACCTTCCAAAATAGAAAAGTCAAAGTCATCTTGACCACAAGCCGCCCATTTGGACATATCCATGTAGCCATTTTCTTTCATATCTACCCATATATTCATGTTCTTAGTGAGAAAATTTCTCTTTTTTTCAGGCACATCAAGGGCCGCTTTGAGTTCACTACGGAGAAAGTTCATCCCTTCTTCGTATGTCGCGACAATAGGGTTAGCTTTAATCCAATTTCGTTCATCCTTGATATCATCACCTTTATCTAGTTCACAGATCATCACAAAATACTCCTCATTCTCAATTGGAGAATGCGAATCAAGAATTTGACTCACATATTGGTATTCGGTGAAGCATGGACTGGAGAGATTAAATCCTGCTGTCGTGATAATCACAATTAACGGATTTTTTCGAGCCACCATTCCGGATATAAGAACGTCATAAATCTCACTTGTTTCATGTACGTGAAATTCATCGATAACCGCGATACTAGGGTTTTTACCGTCACCTGTTTTCCGCGCTTCTTTGGATAAAGGTTGAATGACAGATCCGCTTTTGATGTGTGTAATACGACCATAGGAATCTTTGTATTTTCCTTTTAGCAATTCACACGCTTGAATCTGGCTTAAAATCTCGTTATATACAATGCTCGATTGTTCACGGCCCCATCCAGCGATATAACATTCTTCCTGTTCATTACTGAGAAAACAAGAATAAGAGGTAATGAGTGCTAACAGTTGAGACTTAGCATTTTTTCGAGCAAGCTGGATATATGCCTTTCTGAATCGTCGTAATCCGTTATCCTTTCGTTTCCAACAAAATATATTTGCCGCCACAAATAATTGAAAGTCAGTAAGTTCTATTGGTTGTCCAGCAAGCACACCTTTCGTGTGTTTAAACATCCTGGCCCATTTATAAAATTTATAAAGTTCATCCGTATCAAATTCATAGGGATAATCATCGTATTGAATTTTCTCTACATCATCCAGGAAACGTTGACATGCTTGAATGTGCTTTTGGCAAGCAATAATTTTTCCATCGACAACATCACAAGCATAGTCATAGATACGTTCAACCAGATTCATAGTGAATCACCAAAAAGCTGTTCTTCCTCCGTTTTTGGTTTATCTTTCTCCTTTGGTAAAGCAATTTTCGCTCTTGCTACCGGCGTTAAACCAAACTCGGATGCAAGCGACTTCATTTGCTCATGTAATTGTTTTTTCTTCGTCAACAAAGGATGAGGAACTTTATTCGTTTCTGCAGCTTTATTGGTATATTCAACCATGAGCCCTTCTTCCCGGATGATTTGCGTACATTTGATATAGTCAGAATACGCATCACAGTAGGCAGCCAAAGCATTCACATCTATATTTGTAAGCAAATCCAGTTCCATCAACTCTTCGGCAATCCTTTTAAACTCTTTTTTCGCGATGGAGTCCAACCACTTCGGAGGCTTCACCTTGTCCTTTTTCGGTTTTAACTTGTTTTCGACCTCCACTCGTTTTTCAATTTCTTTTTTGGTTAAACGACTTTTATTACCTTGGAGCAAATGCAAGTGGATTGGCTTCGCATTCCGTCCCACCGTTCTCACCTCCCTGTACCCCCTTTTACAAGAAAAAACGAATTTTGTGCGCGCGAAGCTGCCCCCGCCGGTCCCTAAATATTGAGCTAAACTTTTTTCATCCCCCCTACCCATACCGTCGTTTATCTTCCGCTGTTTTTCTGTTATGACACGCTTGACAGAGGGATTGCAAGTTATCCATATCTAGGCGCTTCTTCCATGCCACTAGTAACGGCACAATGTGGTCTACGATTACTGCCCGTGTGACACGTTTATTAGCTAAACAATGCTGACAAAGATAATGGTCACGATCTAAAACCGCTACTCGAATACGTTCCCACTCTCGACTGTGATAGAACGCTCTGGCCTGTTTGTTCCGTTTGTACTTGTCATAGTCTTTATCGTTCCTTCTTGAACGTTCTCTCTGTTCAGCTAGATGTTTATGTTGTTCACAATAGCGATCCCTTGTTAAGTTAGTGCAGCTGATTTTATAACATGGTCGTAGTGGTTTATTCGGCATAACATCACTCCAAATAAAAAAGCACCCACTTTAGTGAGTGCTCGATTTTTATTGACTAACCTTATGTCTAATTGCTTCTATAATATCAGCAAGTAAATCAATACCATCTTCTATATTCTTCACAAATTCACTGGATGGAGTATAATTACCCACTGTCATAGTAATTGTTTCAGACCCATCAGGATTTTTCTTTTTCACAAACCCTGAATCTACTTGGTTAGGTCTATAATTATGAACGAAGTTGTTTCGGAACTCGTTAGCCTTTTTGAACACAGGATTTTGAGGTATAGTCTTGAGGTAGTCATATAACTCTTTATCCTTTGTTTCTAGTTTCTTAAGTACTTTACTTATAAAGTCAAAACTTGGTTCCAACCCAAACTTGTATTTTACATTTATCAAATGATACACAGAATCAATCATTCCGAAGAACCTTGTGTAGTAACTTTCCATATAGAAACCAAACCAGTAAAGATGTATATAGTGTTTTTCTTCAAAGTGAGGAAAATATTGAACACTTTGGCCATCTTTACCCGGTGATATATACCACTCTTCATCTGGTATCCCAGCATTATGGTAAGACATCAACATTACATAATTGTTAACTAAATCAAACGCTCTGTTATTGAACTCTCCCAGAATATAGTTTAATTGTATTCCATAATAGCCTTCATCGAAGTCCAGGATATTGAATTTTTTCTTTACGACTTCAAGTTGAATCTTATCTAGAGAGTTTGCTTTTTTCTTATAAATCTGATCCCATTCTTCTGGAGTTGGATACCTAGCGTAATCATATATATTCATCGAAAATATCCTCCTTTGTATTTTAAATTAAAAGTATTCGATAAAAGGAGATATTTTCCTTCATACCCCAAATAAAAAAGCATCCTTCGGGATGTTTTTCGTTATTCATAGCGATTACCTATTCCACCATCAAGATCCAGTGGTCCAATATCTCCAGGATCTTTCATATTTATCCCTCCCTTCGCCTACTCAATAAAACAAAGTGAAATATTTATACAGACAAAAACATTCCAAAGGATGTTTAATTTA